AATCGAAAAGTTAAAACATCTATACAGACAAACCTTCGTTGAGTCGGACAACGGCGAGAGGGTTTTAGAAGACCTTGAGAAGCGCTGCAATATGCACAGCTCAAGTTATGTGGCTGGCGATGCCAACGCCACAGCGTTCGAGGAGGGTAAACGAGCAGTTATCCTTCATATTCACAATATGTTACAGGAGTAATTATGTCAGAAGAGAGTATCGAACAGGTAGCCCAATCTGCTACGCTGGAAACCCCAGCAGAAGTAGCGCAAGGTGGGTCTGGTAACGATTTTCTAGGAATGATACCGGAGGAGTTACGAGACCACCCAAGCCTTTCACCTATTAAAGATGTTGAAAATCTTGCTAGGTCATATGTTAATGCACAGAAGTTGATTGGCGCAGATAAGATTCCCATGCCAGTCAATCCATCAGATGAAGACCTTGACCGCATCTATAACAGATTAGGTCGTCCAGAAACGCCACAGGGTTATGAGATTGCTGTTGATGGCAACATTGTAACAGAAGAGGTTGCCCAAGACTTTGCGGAAATTTCGCATAAGTTGCGCTTAACCCCAGACCAAGCTAAAGGCATTATGGATTATTATCGGTCTTCTGTTGAGCAAACTAATGCTGGCAGCGCTGAGCAAGCAGAAGCATTCCGTCAAACAACAGAGGAAGCGTTAAAGTCGGAATGGGGCAGGGCATATGACCAGAAACTCAATCAGGCTGTAAATGCGGCTAAAGAGTTTTCAAACCCAGAGATATTTGACCTTCAACTATCTGATGGTTCACGGCTAGGTGACAACCCTGAATTTATTAAAACATTTGCAAAAATCGCAGAGTTTAGGCAAACTGTCACCAGCGAAGACACGATTTCTGAGAACGCACAAGCAAATGTTATGACACCTAAACAGGCTCAGGCAGAGATTGATGCAATTATGAATAACAGGTCTCACGCTTATTGGGACAAAACAAACATTGTTGGGCGGCAACAAGCTATCCAGCGTGTTCAAGAGTTAATGGGTATGGTTCATGGAGAAGCTTGATTATATCCAGACCAGACTCGAATGTTTACGTTACGCGATTGAATTTGGAACGGTGCGTGATGTAGTGAATCCGGCTTTACTCGCAGATAAATACTACGAGTGGGTCATGCAGGGTAGCGATAAAGTTCGTCCTGTTGACAATCGGAAAGACGATAGCCCAAAGGCGGCTCAAAAGCCTAGAAGCGTCCGCAAGGGTAGCGCATCGCAAGTTGACAACGCAACCGAGTGACAAAGGAGAATGATATGTCTACTCAAATTACTACTGCGTTTGTCCAACAGTATTCTGCAAACGTGCAGATGCTCGCGCAACAGATGGGAAGCCGTCTGCGTGACACGGTGCGTATTGAGAATGTCGTTGGCAAAAACGCATTCATCGACCAAGTTGGTCTGGCAACAGCCCAGCTACGGTCAAGTCGGCACGCCGACACCCCTCAGATGGATACTCCACATGCGAGACGCCGCCTGAGCTTAGCTTCATACGAATACGCTGACTTGATTGATAATCAGGACAAAGTTCGTATGTTGATTGACCCAACTTCATCTTACGCTATGGCTGCTGCGGCTGCTATGGGTCGTGCGATGGACGATGTTATCATTACTGCATTTGATGCTGCGGCTTCTACTGGTGAAACTGGTTCGACAAGCACACCTTTCGACTCAAACCAAGACGTTGCTGTATCAGTAGGTGGTGCTGACACCAACATGAACCTGACAAAGCTGCGTGAAGCAAAGAAGCTGCTTGACGAAGCTGATGTTGACCCATCTATTCCTCGTTACATCGTAATGGGGCCAAGCCAGATTCACGCTCTGCTTGCAGATACAAGCGTGACCTCAGCGGACTTCAACACCGTTAAGGCACTGGTACAGGGTGAAATCAATCAGTTCATGGGCTTCAACTTCATCATGTCCAACCGCTTGTCTGTAGACGCTAATAACGTCCGCACTTGCTTTGCTTGGGCTGAAGAAGGTATGGCTCTTGGTGTTGGTCAAGATGTTTCTGCTCGCATTGATGAACGTGCCGACAAAGGTTACGCAACTCAGGTGTACTACAGCATGGACATCGGTGCTACTCGTATGCAAGAAAACATGGTTGTTCGCATCAAGTGTGATGAAGATGACCTAGATGGCGCAGAGTAGAGAAGGAGATTAGAGAATGACTACTAAAAATTCAGACTTAGTGGCAAATCTTGAGGCTCTTCCTCAGGTTGCTAACCCTGCAAGCGAACTGGGCGGCGTTGTACGCATCGCTCAGGGCAATGTTGCACTGGCGGCTGGTGACAGCACTGACGATGACATCGTTATGCTCGCACCAATCCCAACCAACGCAACTCTTGTTTCAGTCCGTGTTGGCTCAGATAACCTTGGCGGCACTTGCACATACAACGTAGGCTTCTACACAAATGAAGGCGTTGTTGTGGATGAAGACGCTTTGGCTACTGACGTTGCCGATGCTGCTGGCGTAGCGGAACTCCGTTACGAAGTGGCTGACCTCAACACGACTGGTCAACAGGTTTGGGAACTGGCTGGTCAGTCTTCAGACCCGAATGATGTTTACTACATCGCTGCTACCTTCAGTGCTACTGGTGGTTCTGCTGGTGATATGGCATTCATCATTGAGTATGTCGTAAACTAACATTGGAGGGGGCGGTTCGCCGCCCCTTTCTTTCCGTGAGGGTAGGAGGGCATGGAGTACAATAGTGATTTTAAGTGGGACTTAAAGGTTGGTCAATTACACGAAGAGTGGCTGGGGGATTTACTTCAGTCAAAGACCATAGAGGTGAAACGAGATTTTATGGCTTCACGAACTGGGAGGGTGTTTGTGGAGTTTTTTTGTAGGAATAAACCGTCAGGGATAGCGACAACACAAGCAAAGTTCTGGGCGTTTATACTTGATGACGAAACTGTGGTATTATTACCTGTGAAGAAACTATTAGCTTTGGCATTCGAGGCAGAAGAAAAAGGCAATGTAGTTTACGGTGGTGATAGCAATCTAAGCGTAGGTGCTTTGATAGAGTTGGAAAGGCTAGTAACGTAATGGCATCTGTAGTTGATATATGTAATGAAGCGATGGACTTGCTGGGTGCGGCAACGATTACCGCTTTAACAGAGAACTCAAAAGAAGCAAGATTGTGTAATCGCCGCTTTGAAACCGTGCGCGATTCCGTACTTCGGGCGCATCCTTGGAACATTGCGGTGACGCGAAAAGAACTAGCCAAAGATTCCGAATCTCCTGCCTTTGGGTTTACCAACCAATTTACCTTACCGACAGACCCATACTGCTTGCGTGTGCTATCGCTTTTTACATCAAATGTTGATAGCGAGATTGCAGCGTATGACTCTCAGGCTATGTTTAAGATTGAGGGGCGTAAGGTTCTTACAGATGAAGGCACTTGCCGGATTGTTTATATTGGACGCATCACCGACACTGAACAATATGATTCCCTATTATCTTCCACGATTGCTACTAAGTTAGCGGCAGAAACGGCTTATGCAATTACAGGTAGTACCAGCGTATCACAGCAGATGTTTGCTGTTTATGAAGAGAGAATGCGTGAGGCTCGCTCTATGGATGCGGTCGAGGGTGTTCCTGACAAAATTGTTGCTGACGACTTTATTAACATAAGGTTCTAAGATGGCGCGAGTATCAACCATTGTAACCAACTTTAAGTCTGGTGAAATCTCTCCGCGCTTAGAAGGCCGGATTGATTTACAGAAATACAACGAGGCGGCTCAAACCCTGAGCAATATGCTTGTATTTCCGTCTGGCGGCGTAACACGCAGACCAGGGACTTACTTTGCTGGTAGAAGCAAAGATGGTGGTAAGGTGCGTTTGGTGAACTTTGAATATTCTGACGAGCAAGCATATGTGCTTGAGTTTGGTGCGAACTATATTAGGTTCTTCAAAGACGGTGGCATACTGACAGAAGCCACAACTAACATTACTGGTGCGACATCAGCTAATCCTGTTGTGATTACGGCTAATGCCCACGGCTTATCTAATGGCGACCGTGTATTTATTAGCGGTGTTGGCGGCATGACCGAGATAAATAATCTTGAGTTTACTGTTGCTGGCGCGACCACAAATACTTTTGAGTTATCTGGCGTTGATGGTTCTGCTTACACAGCATACACATCAGGAGGCACAGTAGGCAAAATAGTCGAAGTAGCTACTTCTTACAGCGTGACAGATATATTTGAGATTAACTATGCTCAGTCTGCTGATGTGCTTTACTTGGCGCATAAAGACCACGCTCCTGCAAAACTGACAAGAACAACTGCTAGCAGTTTTACATTAGCCGATGTGGATTTTGTTGATGGCCCATATTTAGATGAAAACATCACAGATACTACGATGGAGTTATCATCAGCAGCACCCGGCACTGGTGTGATTATGACATCAAGCACAGATTATTTTACTGCTAACCACATAGGCTTATTATTTCGTTTCAGAAAGCCAGTAGAAATTAATCATGAGATTTGGGCCGCTGGCGAAACTTACGCTAATAATGACTTGGTTTATTATCAAGATAATGTTTATAAGAATGTAACAGGCTCAACAAGCACAACAGGAGGCACTCCACCAGTGCATCTTGAGGGTACTGAGTCTTATCACGATAGCTCAACAGGCTTTACTAAGTGGGAGTATCAACATAATGGAAGCGGTTATGTAAAAATAACAGGCATCACATCTGGTTATATTGCTACGGTAGAAGTTATTGAGCGTGTTTCAGATAACCACGTTGCAGATTTAACCGCAACAATCACTGGCATAACAAAAGCTAATCCAGCGGTAGTAACTGCATCGTCTCATGGTTTTACTAATGGGCAAAAGATTATTATTCGCAATGTTGTTGGCATGACCGAGGTTAATAATTTAGTTTTTACGGTTGCTGGCGCAACTACAAATACATTCCAATTATCTGGAGTAGACTCTACTGGATACACAACATATTCTAGTGGTGGAAGCGCTGGTTTATCCGTTGGCGTAAAAACATGGTCTGAGGGCGCGTTTGGTTTAATAAACGGATACCCAAGGGCGGTAGGCTTTTATGAGCAAAGGCTATATTTTGCTGGCACAACAGGTCAGCCACAAACTATCTTTGGCTCTGTATCGGCAGACTTTGAAAATCACAAGCCCGGCACAGAAGATGATGCGGCAGTAAATGTAACGATTGCATCAGACCGAGTGAATGTTATCAAGCATCTTTTACCAGCACGTTTCTTGCAGATATTAACAACCAGTTCAGAGTTTACATTGTCAGGCGGTACAGGGGCACAGCCAGTTACCCCAACAAATGTGAACGTGTTGCGCGAAACAACCTTTGGTTCATCCGAGGTAAGACCGCTTCGTGCTGGCAACTCTACTATCCTTATTCAGAAGGGGCAAGAAAAGGTCAAAGAGATTACTTTTGATTTGGACACAGACGGATTGCTTGGCGTTGACCTGACTATCCTTGCTGACCACATTCCTCGCGGTGGTCTAACTGACATGGTTTGGCAGCAAGAGCCTGAGCTAATACTCTGGTTTGTTCATACCGATGGACGGCTTATTGGTCTAACTTATGACCGGGCTAATGCTGCTATTGGCTGGCACACACATTCTTTAGGCGGCTCTGGTATTGTGGAAAGCATTACCGCTATTCCATCAGGCGCTGAAGACCAAGTATATGTAGCGGTTCAGCGTACTATTGATGGCGATACTGTGCGGCACATTGAATACTTAAAGCCACTACAATTTAATGCGGTTATTGAGAATGCGTTTTTTGTTGATTCTGGCCTAACTTATGATGGCTCTGCTACCAGCACGATTACTGGCCTGAACCACTTAGAGGGGGAAACAGTTTCCGTGTTAGCAGATGGCTCGGCACACGCAGACAAGGTGGTATCGGGTGGTACAATTACGCTAGATAGAGACGCAGAGAAGGTGCATATCGGTTATGGATATACATCAATACTTGAGACATTGCGACTAGAGGCTGGCGGTAATGATGGTGTATCACAGGGCAAGATAAAGCGAATACACGGCGCAACGGTTCGCTTCCTTGAATCTGTTGGTGCTGAGATTGGGCCAGACTTAAACAATTTAGACCGCATTCCGTTCCGTGATTCAAGTATGCCTATGGATGAAGCTGTGCCAATTTTCACAGGCGATAAAGAAATATTCTTCCCATCAGGATATGACAATGATGCGCGGATTGTTGTGCGGCAAACACAACCATTGCCGATGACAGTCACGGCTATTATGAGAAGGTCTAATACATTCGATGCTTGATTTAGTTAAGTTTGAGACACAGCATATAATGGACATTGAAACGATGTTTGACTTTCCGTTGTCCGCTAGAAAGGCATTTGAAAATAAGTCTGATGTTGATGGTTATACATTGATGGATGGCGATGAGATTATTGTCTGCGGTGGTGTTCATATGATGTGGGAGGGTGTTGGCGAGGGTTGGCTTGTTATGTCCAAGAATGCGTATGACAAGCCTATAACCGTTGCGAGATATACAGACAGGCTGTTTGATACTATAATGGACGATAATGCTATGTGGCGTGTTCAGGCAAGTGTGCATACAAATGACGGACAATCTGTTAAGTTTGCTGAATGGCTAGGATTTGAGATAGAGGGTGTTATGAAAAAGTTTGGCCCTGACGGTACGAACTATTTTAGAATGGCGAGGGTGATGTAATGGTAAATCCAGTAGTCATCGCGGCTGGCGCTTCGGCTGTTAGTGGATTCTTAGGATACAAAGGCAACCAAGCCGCTGCAAAAGCTGCTCGGCAAACGGCTGAGTACAATGCAAAGGTTCGTGAGAACGAGGCTGTTCTTGTTGCTCGCCAGAAAGTTGAGGAAGAGGCTAATCTTCGCAAGCAATCAAAGCGTTTAGTTTCCACCCAGCGTGTAGCTACTGCTGCATCAGGCATTGAAATGTCTGGCAGTCCATTACAGGCTTTGGCTGACACATACTTTAATACTGAGATGGACGCATTAAAAATACAGTATTCTGCTGACGTTGCTGCGACCGCAGCAGAGGCTGAAGCTACTCTAGCAAGGGCAGAAGGCAGAGCTAGAGCAAGCGCATTAAAGATGCAATCATATCAATCTTTGCTTTCTGGTGGTGAGAAAGCAGCCACACTAATGATGTAGGATAAATCATGCCAAGGATACCGTTATATAATCAAGGAATGGGGTCAGCAGTTCAACTTGCCGCTGAGCGGTTATCGCCAAGAGCAGATGTTGGCGCGTTTACAGCCCCCGGTAGGGCCTTGGCTAGCACCGCTGAACAAATAGGTAATGTTGCTTTTCGCTTTGGTCAGGAAGAAAAGAAAAGAGAAACTCGCCGTGTTTCTGAACAGTTAAAAAATGAAATTGATACAGAAATGCTTGAGTTTAACCTCAATGACCAATCTCTTTCAACGGAAGAGTATATGGGGAAAGTCGGGTCAATACAGAAAAAATACTATGACCGCATTGATGGGCTAAATGTGACACCCTCACAAAGAGAGGCTATTAAATCCATTGCCAATAATAACCTTAACACAT